CACTCGAGTACTTATACGGGCTTCCCGTGTATTGTGCTGTTTCGAACATCCGCACAGCGTTGTGTGTGTTTGTTGCTTTACTTGTTCAGCTTTGCGCTGTACACTGTTTTCTCGTTTGCAATGATCGCAGCGGTCGCCGTCACAGGAGCCGGTGGTGCCATCGCCGTTCAGAAGGCATGTGACAAAGTTGACCAATGGAAGAAGGAAAGAGAATTAAGGAAGCATGGCGAAGCCGATTTTAAGGCCGTGTCCGCACCAACATCAATGGTCACGGCGCGTTTCGACCGCGATCCCACGGGGCGAATGGTTCCGACAGGCTATGATCAACAGATGTCCAAAGACACTCTTGCAAGAATCACGAAGGAGCCAATTACCGTCAAGAATTTGACGAAAATGAGCACTAAGAAGGTGGAGTCAACTATGGACCACTCTGAGTATGAGCCGTGGGTTTTGGCTAAGCCCGAGGCCCTCAAATATGAAGTGGAACTTGGCTGGTTGCTCTCTGCTGCAGGTCAGGTCGAGCCATTCGCAAGGGGTTCAATTCATGGGTCGCAAGCCAAGGGAGAAGGAAACCTTCGATTCGTTTTTACGAATTTGCATGCTTTCATCAGTTGGGAGTCAACATGTACAGAGAATCTTTACATCCGCTCCATGCACGACGAGACACGGACCTGGTTTTCCATCGCACCAAAGTGGGTTGGTGTCCCCGCTTCCAAGAGGATAGGCCAAGATATGATCAACACGTGGAAGGATTTGGTGGCTTTTGAGCTGCCTCAGTCCTTTTGTGCCAAGTACAAACTTCAAAAGGCCCCTCCGTCTTTTGACAATGTGAAATTTGGCCGACTTACAACGTTTCGGTGGGAAGAGGACCCTGAAGGCAAACATGTTTTGATGGCCGCCGAGGGCCCCGTCTATGATGATCCTGATCAGTTCGCAGAGCTGCTCTCACCTCACAAGATATCCACCGTCTCCGGCCAATCAGGGTCAGTCATTTACAAATGGGCTGGATCCCGTCTTGTTCCGTATGGAATCCACGTGTCAGGTACCAATAACAAAGAATGCATGCCTTACAATTTGTGCATCAATTCAGCTGGCATACATAATCATCTGATTCGATATGGTTTGTTACCCAATCCTCACGACAAAATCGAGGTTCCGAAAGAAGATATTGACCGGACGATCACAAAAGCCAGGAAATCAATTGAGTTCTGCTTGCAAGAGTCGAAGAAATTCCATGCCCAAAATAGTACGGTCTTCAAGAGGTCCAAGAGGAGTGACGATGAAGAGCTTGCAGTGAGGTTGGCCGAAAAGGCCTTGAAGGATGAAGCGCAGGGCTTGACAACACAGAAAGAGAAGGAAAGTGTTCTCTCTGATTTGCAGCGTGCTACAAAGTTCTTTCGAACTCAATACAAGGCAGCAGACCAGTTTCTATCTTCTCAGGAAAAGACCGAGGAACCTTCAGGCCCTTGCCCTTCTTCCCAAGAATTCGACATTCCTTCCAAACGCATTCCCAAGATCTCTGAGCAACTGGAGGACTCTATTGACCCAAAAACCTCTGAGGCTAAGTCTGCCCAACGCAGAAAGTGGGTGAACCGATACACTGGATCGGAGCACAGTTATCCCGATGGCCCAATGGACAAGGGAGACAGGATCCCTAAGGACACAAAATCCTTGGATCAAGAGGAATGGATCAGAACTGATGACGACTATGAGGTTGACTGGCAAGAGGAAGCAGATCACATTCAGGATCTCATCTATGGTGATAGCATGGAAGGCAGTGCTGCCAGGCATCAGGGTAGGAGGACTAGGAAAGCCAGATTTGGTGAGTATGGTGATGAGGAGTCGAAGTCTCCCGCTGGAGAAGATCTCGCTCGCACAATACGCCTTCTGGCAAAGGAAATTGCCCAACAGGAGGATTTTGAGGACAAAATGTTGCAGAAATATTGCGAGAAAATCGCTGAATCAGTTGAGGCTCCATCAACCGGTTTGCCAATAGAGAAGATTGAGGAGACATCTGAGTCCTACCCAGAAGAAAAGTCCATTGTCACATGCCAAAAGGTTTCGGAAGCCAAGGGAATTGTACAGCCAGTTTGTTCCACCGTGGCAAAATACGTTCCGGATGCATATGCGATTGGAATGGATATACAGACAGGGTATTTCTTGGGCTCTCCTGGTTCTTCAGTTGTCATTCATGTCATAGGGCTCGATGGATGGTGCTCTGTCAATTTCGCCCAGGGTTTGGCCAATCGTCGGCCAAAAGTTTGCTCGGGTGAGCCAGCAGTCACGCATCATGACTTGCGGGACGAGAATGGGTTGTCTTTGCTTGAAGCATCCAAGAAGTACAAAGTCGGTGATGTCATCATTTCCAAAGCGGACAAGTTTTGCACCGCAGACGTGATCCATCTTGTCGCAAAGGAGAATTCTTATGATTGCCCGAAATTCGCAAACATGAAGTTGTGCGCGGACAACCTCGCCAAAGCACTGGCAGGAAAAGAGTACGAATTCGCATATTTCCCACTCCTGGGTGGCGGTGCGGACCAAGACAAAGTCAGGGATGGAAGAGATCTGGCAGAGGAGTGGTTTTCTCTCGTTGGTCCGAAGCTCGCAGAAGCGAAGACCATCAGAAAGAAGTACCTTGTCACGCCTCCGATCTGGAAGGCTCGCTCCAAGCCGAGGAGGCCGCAGAATAAGAAGCATCAAAGTGCGCAAGCAGACGGCTTTCATCAAGCCCCTAAGGCTCATAAAAATTTTGCCAGGAACATTGACCACACGAAGTCTGTTCTGGAGCTTGAGGAGCGATCTCTCAAGTATTTGAGGTCCACAGTATCTGAGGAATCTGAAGAAGCTCGCCTCCACCAAGCGGAAATGCATGTACAAGCAATGCTAGCCAGTGGCAGTCTTGATTTGTCCTCGACGGGCCCTTTGGCTTTTGCTCGCAACAAAGTTTTGATCTCCGACTTGGAAAAGATTCCCACGACAAAGCACTACCTAAAGCAGATAAGGACAGTTCTGGGACCTCGCGTTGATGGTGAACCATACTGTCCGGACGCAACGGGCTTTCCCACATTGGAAGTTTGCTACGAAGAGCAACGCCCCACAGGATACAACATTCGCCGCCAGCCGACACTTGCCCCAAACCCGGCAAGGTACACGATGAGTGACGTCAGCAACGACATGATTTCCAGGAGAGGGGGTTTTAAGCCCTATGTCCAGGAGCCCCATAAGAGTGAGGACATCTTCTGTGGGCTACCTATGCCGCCCAACAGCAAGGAGCACATCAACCTCAGTCTCGAGTACCAGATGGGTCGCCGGCTCCAAGGGTCCTTCGATGGCTACGAGAAGAAGATGGACGAAGTGCTGAGGAGCATGGTTCACTCATTTGATGACGTCAACCCTTCCCAGGATCTACAGTATCTTGACTATACCATCAGAAATATCTACGACCAGCTCGACACGGACAAGTCCCAGGGTTGGACCGAGACGCTCCGGCCGGGGCCGAAGAAGGTGTGGGACAAGCCAGAGGATTTTTCCGAACTGACGAAGATGGTGAAAATTCGCCTCTTCATCAGAATGGTTTTTGGCGCCAAAGCCATCGCATTCATGTCACCAGACGACGCAATTCACTATGGACTGAAAGACCCAGAGAAGCTTTTCATCAAAGAGGAGCCTCACTCCATCGAGAAGTTGAATGCGAACAAGTTTCGCCTCATATGGGCTCCTTCCCTCGTTGACACGCTGCTCCTTGGTGTTTTGACCAGGAGGTTTGACAAGCAGAATATTGCTTGTTTTCAGCATGGAGACAGCCACGAGTATGCAATTGGCATGGGCCATCATGATCTCGGGCTGGCACGGACTGGGGAGGCCATCGCCCACATGATGGCTCGAGCGAAAAGAGAAGGCTATGGAGCCCTCTACGGAGCTGACTACAGTGGGTACGATATCAGCGTTCCCAGGGACGCAATGGTTGAGGTAGCGCGCCTTCGCAAGTTGAAGATGGACGCAAGCAAGGTGTCTGCTCTCCACATGTCATTCCTAGACGAGTTGCTCGACATCGAGCACCTTCTGTTGTCCACCCACGTTGTGCAAGCGGGAGACCGCATGCTGGCCATTCGTGTGTTCGGCATCGTTGGGTCTGGCACCCTGGTGACCGGGTCCAACAATACGTTGGCCAATATGCTGATGACTAGAACAGCAGGAGCCGAGATGATGCATGTCGTCAGCGACGACAACATATACTTTGGCCGTCTCAATATGGAGGCGATAAGGCGATTCGGCCTTGTGCTAAAGGATACAAGGCAGTGTAATATTCAAGAACAAGACACAGGTCTCGCTGTCTATGATCTTCCATTCACATCGCACCTCTATTCCGTTGCCAACATATCTGAAAATTTCGACCAGGACCCGGAAGATCCTGATTTTGTTGTTGGCAAACCTCTTCCGATGCAATACGGGAGGCCCAACGTACAGGCAACATACGCAAATCCAAGCAAACTTTTGTCAAATTTGTTGCACAAGTGCAAGGATTCCAGTGGAGTCATTGATCCTGACGTCATGGTTGGCGTAACTCATGCGCTGAGGCACACGCCGTACGTCTTGGAGATGTTTGTGAACTACGCAACAAAGATGAGCCCTGAAAATTACAGGTTTCTCAAAGAAGCTCTCAAAGCCGGTGTTGATTTTTCGCAGCACAGCAACACTCGAACGATTGCCGACATTTTGGGCTGCCCAGAGGGTGTGGCTGATAGCGCATTTGACACCTTCCACCAGCCCGAGGCCGAACCCACACAGGTGTCCGATCCCGTGGCCCCACCAAATTTGTTGCCGGAGCCAGCTAGCAAGCTGTGGCTGCGTGAGTGGCAGAGACGAGCATGGGAAAAGCACAACTATCCTGAGTTTGTCAAGAAGCTCGTAATGCACCGTGCGCCGTCAGGTGCTTTAGATATGCCCTACCCAAGGGGCGACTTCACC